ATTCTTGTTCCATAGAGTTTTGCTCTATGGGTAATTTACTTACCCAAGCATTACCTACCCATATATGGCAAGTAGCACAAGCACAACACCCACCACAATCTGCTGGTATTTCTGCCAAGTTTGCTTGTTTGGCTGCCTCCATTAAAGTCCAACCTACAGGCACCTTCACTTGGACTTTCTCATTATTTGTCCGTATAAAGTTAACCGTTATCACTTTTTTAATGTTGGTATAGTTGTTTCCGTTATTAAACTTGTTTTAGGTGTTAGTATCTTACTTGTATTTTGTTCGTAAGATTTTAATATTTCGTCTTTTGGATCTGTCATAAAAACAATCTTATCCTTGGACAAAGTAATCGTATCTTTTTTGCCATACGCATTATACAATGACATCATTAAAGATATTGGTTGTCCTGGTGCTGATTGTTGAGGTATGATTACGAAAGGATTTTTTAAACTTATTCCTTGATCGTTCTCTCCGATTTTAGCGATTACATCTTCGCCAGTAGAGAGTCTTATTATTTTCACTTCTTGCATTATATTTCTCCTTATTGCTATTATATAGTTATATCATAAATTGACTATAAAGTCAATGCTACTTGTCTATTGGTTTCAATCTTTTACTTAAAACAAAGGTTCTATTAGGATTTACACTTACATTCATTTGCCTCATAATATTTCTATTGACTAGCAAATCTGAACCTGATCTAGGTCTTTTATCTAATCCTACTTCTACACCTACATATGTAAAACCATTAAAGGTCATATCTAATAATATTGTAGGTCTTTTTTCTGATGGTTCATTGGTTGCATTTGATCTGAAAACTTTACTTGTACCGTGTCTAGGTTTAGAATAAACTTTTCCATCATACTTCCATTTAACAATTTTCTTGTCTGATATAATTTCATCTGCGTGTAAAGCACACGCTTCAGAACCATTACCTGTATCAAATTTACATCTTACTTTTCCTAAATCATCCAGGTCAATAGTTTCTAACCAACCACATTCAACAAGTGATTGTCTATCCCAATGTGCTCTTGTTGAAACCCAATCAATTACATTGTACATTAATTCTTCACCATTTATTTTACCAGATGGTTCTGGATCGGAATAATAATCTTTATACTGATAACCTTCGTAATCAGCACCTGATCCTGGACTACCGTTAAGTTCTAAAATATATGGTTTGCCTTTATATACAATATGGTCAACCCCTAACATATATGCTTTTGAAGCACGAGCGGCTTTTAAAATTAATGCTCTTTCTTCATCATTTATTTTGTAAGGGTATGCTTCAGCACCTCTATGTGTGTTTGATCTAAAGTCATAGGTACTATGCACTCTTTTTGCACTTGCAAATATTTTATTATCTACTACAAAAGTTCTTACATCAAACTTTGTAGGCATATATTCTTGTATTAAAAGTTCAGCATTTAGTTTCCACATTGCTTGAACAGTTGCAACAAGACCTTCATAACTTTCAATCTTAATTACTCCAACACCTTGTGTACCTGTTAATGTCTTTAAGATAAGTGGAAACTGTCCACCAATCATATCTAATGCTGTTCTTAAATTCTTTTCGTTTGATACGAAAGCAGTTCTTGGTATTGGTATACCAAACTTCTCACATAATAATGCTGAGGTTAATTTATTATCACAAGTTAACATTGCTGATCTTGTGTTTAACATAAATGCTTGTGAGTTTTGAAAAGCAGATATTAAAGATAATCCTGCCTCATCTTGCAACGCACCACCTCTTGTTATACAAACGGTGTCTTTACCTACAAAGGTATGTTCACCATTTTTGCCATCGTAATTATAGATTGTTAAGGTGTTTTTGTCTTCGTCTTTTTGTGTGATGATTGTAGTATTAGTATTTACTATAACACATTTATAACCTTTTTTCTTACACGCCTTTTGTATAAGTTCAGCAGTTGTATTTTCTTTGGGGTCTTTAGAATCTGCTATTGTGATAACAGCAACCGTAATAGGTTTCTCTTTACGCTCTAAATCTTGTTCTACAAAAAAATCTTTAAACTTTGGTATTTGCATTGTCGCTAACTTTTACTTTATCTATCTTTTTTCCTATGTTATATTTAGCAGATAAAATCCATTCTTTTTTCTCTTTAAATGGTAATACTTTTATCTGACTTAATGGTGCCTTGTTATCAGCAGCATCCTTTTTAACTATATCAATTAGGTTCCAGTCTTGTAATAAAATAGCGATTGTATTTCTTCTTTGTATATCGTTTTCAACTAAAGTTGCCTTCTTGCCATCTAAAGCAAAAAGTTCTTTAAAATGTACGATATAATATTTACCTTGTTTGTGCAATATATGACACGATTGAAATAGTGTTTTGTCTTTTCTGCTTGCAACACCTATTCGTGTTAAAGTTTCTCTAACTTTTAGGAAATCGTCAGGTTGCTTAATGGTGCATTCTAGCATACTCTCTGGCGTCCATCGTATTTCTTCAGTCATCTTGTATTTCTCCCACCTTTAAATAAGGTTTCTTTAATATGTTCAATGTCTTTCGTTGTGAGTATGTTCAAAGCCTCTCTTGCTTTTTCATTACTATAACCAAAATACTCTTTTATATACTCCATATCTTTCAATTTGGATTGTTTTAACCATTTGCCACCAAACCGTTTTTTTCTTCTAACACTATTTATTAAAAACTGAAATTGTATTTGATTGTCTAGGAAGTGATAACCGTTCATTTCATTTGCTTGTGGAAGAGTATCCCAAAACATTGATAAACAACGGTTAATTATATACGCTGGATATTTTTTTATCCAGGTCTCGTCTGATTTCATTAAGTCCTCTTTGGACTCATTAATCGCTTTTAAATATTCTTTTAATTCGTATGCCATTCTTATTTGCGTCTGTTATGTCTGCCCATATAATGCTGTGATGGTTCATAATTCCATCTGTGTCCGTGATGACCTCTTATATCTGCATACCACATTCGCAATTTGACTATACATACTCGCCAAAATGTTCTTCGTGCCATTGTACTTTTTCTTATCCATATATTAATTGTTATTTAAATTTGCAAGTTGCCATTATTTCTGTCAAGCAAGCAACCATATTTATCTCTTGGTCTGCTACGAATGCTGATTTATATTGGTATCCTGCTAATAAAAGTATTGCTTGTGGTACTGATTGTGGTTGTAGATAATCTTTTGAAGACTTATAAATTATTCTAAACAAGTCCGATGGTTGAACATTTAGATTGTTAACCACCCATTTTCTAGTTTCATTAAAATCTTTTTTCTTCAAACAAGCAAATAAACTCTTAATATCTGCCTCTTTTTGATTAAAGAATATACCACTATCTATCTTACCATTTACTGAATATCTTTGTAATTCATTGATAGTCTTTCTGAAATCTGGAAAATGTTTCTCAATTAGAGTTGCTAAGACTCTCTTATCATAAGGTATTTTGTTCTCATCTAATATAATACCTAGTCTTTTCAACAATGCTTGACCTGCTTTTAGTCTATCACCATTGACTATCTTAAAATCTATTTGAGTTAATCTACTTCTTAATGGTTCAATAAACTTGTAAGGATAATTACAAGTCATTATGAATCTACAATTTTCAAAGAAAGTTTCAATGAAATTACGCAAAGCAGGTTGTACTGACTCAGCATTCATATAGTCTGCCTCGTCAATTATGACTACTTTGTGTTTGGATTCTATATTGAAAGATACAGTTGAAGCAAAGTTTTTAATCTTGTTTCTTAATGTATCAATATGTCTACCTTCATCTGAACCATTGATAATGATATAATCAGCATTTAGTTGTTCACATAAAGCACGAGCAACACTTGTCTTACCTGTGCCTGCTGTACCTGACAACAACATATTAGGTATTTCTTTTTTCTTTAGAAATTCTAAAAATGTATGCTTAATATCTTCTGGTAGAATACAGTCCTCTATTGTTTTAGGTCGGTACTGTTCAACCCATAAAAAATCTGCCACTTGAACCTCCCTTAAAATTCAGAATCAGGTTCTAATGCGATCCAATATTGTACTGGTTTGTTTCTGTTGATAAAATGACTAATCTTCTGTTTAGATATTTCTACATCATAGTCATCACCAATAAGTTTTAAGTTTTCTGCTTTAAAATAAGCAGTAAACTTCTTATCAGTTTCTCCTATAATTTCTGAATAATCATTTGAAGATTTGTTTTTCTTATCAGTAGCAACTAACTTGATATTTTTGCCATCACCTGCAACTGCTACATCTGGTAAATTTAGTGTAGTAATTGCTTTTTGTAAATTAGCAAAGTCTTGGTTCTTTAAAGTAAAAGATACATACTGATCTGGCATATTAATTGCTTTTGTTGGTGCAACAATAACCGATTTATCAGCAAAGAAATACTTAATTGCTTGTTTAGAATTAGCGGATGCTATAACAACATTTGATCCACCATTAAATTTTAATGCAGGTTTTTCAAATAACTCAACTGCTCTTAAAAATTCTGGTAAGTCATATATAGCAAACTCACTTTCAAACTTCTCCGTCACCTCTGCTTCTGCCAAGATGTTCTTCATTGTAGAAATAGTTTGAATCTTACTCCCAGGTTTAACCAAAATGTTCTGGTTAATATCCGAGAAGTTTTTTAACACCGACAAGGTGTCTGTTGAAATGTTCATAATATAATCACTCCTTCATAATTTATAATATAGTGTCAGTATATACTAAAAAGGCGAGGAAGTCAATGCTGCCTCGCCTCTATGCGTTTAAACTACTTAATATTGATAGTTTTCAACTTCTTTTCTTCTGGTACTATTTTCTCCATTGATACTCTCAATAGACCATCTTTTAACTCAGCGCCATTGACTTTCACATCATCAGCGATTGTAAACGATCTTTTAAAATATCTTTTGGATATACCTTTGTGGATAACCTCTCCATCATCTTTATCTTTTGACTTCTCCTCTTGTTTAGATTCGATAGTCAACATACCGTTTTCAACTGATACAGAAATATCTTTTTTGTTGAATCCTGCTAATGCAACCTCAACATCAAATTTACTCTTATCAACCTTTACGATATTGTATGGTGGATAATTAGACACATTAAGAGTATCAAATTGATGGTCAAACATTGATTCAAAATGATTGAACATATCATCAAACCCTACTGATAATGGTCTTAATTGGTTAAAAATAGAAAGTGCTTTGTTGGTCATAAAACCTCCTTTGTTAAGCAAAGTTTCTGTTAATTAAAGACAACCCTTAATGGCATTGTCTATATTATTTATATAATCATTATTATACAAATTTCAAGCACTTTGTTGTTTACGGAGTAAAGTGCCAAATCTCCGTTTTGCGACACCAACTAAATTCATAGTCGGTCTTCACGCCCTAGGACTTACGAATAGCCAGGGCAATTATATTTATATCACCAGCGCAAAACTCTTAATATCCTCTTAATCTCAATAATTTTTTTGCTTTCTTTTTACAGTTAGCAATGTTTTCTTTCTTTTTTCTTCTTAATTTAGCAGAAGGTTTTTCATAATATTGACGCAATCTTAACTCTTTTATAATACCTTCTTTTTGTACCTTACGCTTTAGTACACGCATTGCCTGTTCCAAATTACCTTTTCTTACTTCAACTGTTATACTCATTAATCAAATACTCCTGCTGAACCTAATAATATTAATATTAACATACTAGGTATTACTATACTCAACGGCCAAAATTCTAAAAATTCTCTCC